ACACTCTCTTGCCTGTACAAGTTCAGGTGGCAATTCACCCATCGGGGTGTGAACCCTGCACGGGATGCCAAGTTCCTTTGCAATGTGCGCCACAATGTTCACCTGTGGTGATGCTCGTGAACCAGCAGTGATAAGACCTTTTGCTCCAAGTGCAAGTTTGACAGCCGTCCTGACTTTGCCGCCATGAACTCCAGAAGATGAATACAAATCTTCTCGTTTGAAGAAGTAGTTGCCCCTTACTTCAATCGGAGTGTACTCGTCACCACCATACCACTTGACAGAACCCAGGATTTCATGCGCTTGCTGAATATCTGCGTCCACCTGTATCTGTCGCAGGTCAACCCCTGTATAGTTGTACCCGAGCATCGCAGCCACAATACCCCTGACCGACCCTCCAGCAAAGGGGTCCAGAACTGAACCACCTTTCGGTGAGAACCACCTGTAGACAATCTCGCACAAAGTAGGGTCAAACACTGATGCTGCGGTCAGTTCCTTGCGGTGATAGTTCTTCTGAATGTCGTTCCCAAAGTGAGGCAATGTCTTTGTTTTCATCTCCGTTGTTCCGTTCTCAGTGAACTCTGAACCTTCACCGTACAGAACAGCATCATCCCTGCCAATCTCTGAACGGATACCAATGTTTACCCACTTGCGCTTGCGGTCTTGCCAGTACCCCTGTCGGGTATCCAGCACCGTGAACGGAGGGATGATGAAGCGGTCAAACATGTTCGGGTTTACACTTTGCAGATACGGATTGCCAAACAGAAAATCATTCTCCTCAGTTGTCATCTGTCATCCCTCCAGTTGCCCCCATAATATCCTGCGGTATTTGCCAGACAGAACGTGACGTATGTTTATCGTGATAGTTGATTGTGACAACCATGCTTTTTGCTCCTATGATTCGCATTTTGAGTGTCATATCATGTGTAGTGAGGCGTTCTCCTTGTGACAACTGTACCCACTTTTGAAAGTCAGTAGAAAAGATGTAGAGCTTCCCGTCCTTGGTATACGGTGCTTTGCTGTTTGCAGCCTTGTCGGGGTCGTCAAACACTTTCTTCTCACTTATATACGTGACAAGCCATGTACTCATAACAGCTTCATCTGTCGCGTTGTGAGAGCCATCATCGACCTCACAGCTATCAAGCAGCAATTGCGCAATGGCAGCCCACTGTGAACCCTTGAACAGAGGCAACATGCGTCCAGTGACGGTTGCAACCTTCTCCCTGAACTTGTGCTGGTCTATCAGGTATGAAACGCTTTGGAGCATGATGTTTCCTTGCTTTGTCTGGAACCTGTAGGTTGGTTCAGGGTCTATTGGATACTTTGTCAACTTACTGATGTCAACCTTGAACACAACCGATAAGTTCTCCAGTATCTTTTGTCTGCGTTCTTCTGGTGTCAGCAGATTCTTCGTTTCTTCTGTGTCAAGCGATAACTCATTGATGATATCACGGCTTTCCACTTCTTTGACATTGCTTCTGGCCTTCTCTATGGTTCGTCTGTAATAGTCAATACGCAGTTTGAGGTCATCGCCATACTTGCGCCGTGAAGCGATGAGCAGATTTGCAATCTCTTGATCGGTCCAGTTTGCTCTGACAGCAAGTGCAGCCAAACTGAGGTCGTAACTGCTTGCAGTCTGATCGGGCAAGTCTTTCTCTGACCGTGTTCGTTCCCACGATGACAGTGCTTTGGGGTCTTTCTTGAACTCCTCAAACTTGTCAAACGGTGGTACAGAATTCGGGTCAAGATGAAGAGTGTATATCGCTGGTTCTACTGACTTATTGCACTCATCCTGTTGAATAACAGAAGCGGTGGGGGGCGTTCCATCAGAACAGAGTGAGTGCAATAAATCAATAGCAAACAATCCTCCAGTCGGTATCTCCTCTAGCGTTACGGGAACAATATTGGTTGTCTCTTTGCAATTGTCAAACCCTGGAAGTCTCATGACACGGCTAATGTCATGTGTGGAGTCAACCTCCCAATGATACGCAGACGCCTGTTTCTTGCAATAGTTCTGCCACTCCAAAGTATAAGCTTGCGCCTTGGCTCTGTCATCATCTGATTTGAACAACCAGAATTTGTTGAATATCCACCACGCTTGCAGACCATGTCCAGAATTGATGATGACGGTTGGAAGCATGATGTCATTGATGACAAACTTGATAGCTTTATCCAAACTGGGTACGAGATTTTGTTTCTTGTGTACGGGATGCACAATGTCCATGTCAAGCCAGAACCCTGCAATCCCTGTGACTTCTGATGCTTGTCCACGTGCATACTGTCCCCTATCTATTGGTGACGTACCACAGCCGACATAGACATCAATGTTTTGATATTTTGTGGGAGTCTTTTTGAATTGTTGTATCGCTGCTTTCGGCGTAGTGAACCACTCTGACTTTTTCTGTGTTTCATTCTTGCGCCAGATAAGAAAATTCTGGTCGGCTGGCTTTGTTCCAAACAATAGTTCCAAGAACTGTTGTGTTGTTTCTATATTCAAGTTGTTCCCCCACGGAACGTCGTATTTTGTATACAAAGGTGGCGGCTGTCCAGTTCCCTGCATGAGTCCCCAACAGCCGCCATAGGTGGAGACCGTAAAGTCCTTCCTTTTCTTAGGAGGAAAGTCTCGCGGTCTCCATAAGTGGGGGTGTCGGCATTGTCAGAAAACTAAGGCTATTCAGTTCCGTTGCCGTTGCCCCCATAGGGAGGCAGAACCGCTACTCGAAGGAGGGCTAAGCGTAGCAGTTCTGCCACAAACCCCCTGCATCGACATGGCAGACAATGCAGGGGTATATACAAAGGAGATGACAGTAGGTTATTTATCGTCCTGTATATCTTCTAGATCGTCTCTGACAGGGGCTGGTTCCTCAAGCAGTTCTGAGGCATCGACCTTTTCCAAATCTTCAATGTTACGATTTGCAAAGTCGCCTTCACCCTGAATTGGAACGCCCTGTTTCTCAACAAGTTCCTGGAACGCCTGTGCATAACTTGCGATGCTTGGTGTCTCAGTCTCATTCAGTTTACGTGCAATCTCAACGTTCACAACGCTGTACGCAGGAGCACCCTTTGGTGTGACTTGTGACAGTCCAAAGCTGGTTTCCACCTGCTTGTATGTCAGCATGTGCGTTGTCAGGTTCATGAGGAACGCACGGAACGGTTTGAGAGAGGTTGGAGGCAACTGCAAGACAATAGGCATCAATGCATCGTGAGGGAGCAAATAGATAATCCTCATGAGTTTGCAAGCCTGTCCTGCGCCACCTTTGACAGATGAACCAAACTGTGCCTTTGGACACGTGTAGCACACGCCACCTGGATGACCAAGACCATGAACAGTGTCCTCTGAACGACAAGCAGGGGGGTCGCCTAAAGAATTCGGGTCAACCCAGTATGCTCTGACTTCCTTGTGATACAGGATGATACCAGTGAGAGTATCAACACTGTGCATGCCCTTCTCTCCAAGCACAGCCCACGCAATGCCACCACCTGTCGGCATTTTGATACGCTGCAAGTCGGTGAGTTTGAGTCCACCATCACCAAAGTTCTCCTTGATGACATTTCTGACAGCATCATTCTCCACAACTGCAAGATACTGATGTGTTACTGCGATTTCTTTTGTCTCTTTGATTTCTTCTTTCTTCGCCATAGGATGCCTCCTGTTATTACGGGTTTCTAACGTTCTTCAAGATGGGTCGCTTTGCAAACCATGAATCCATTTTGTCATCGTAATTATCAATCATCGTTTTCAATACCTCAGCATACATGTTTGACGGTCTGATACCTCTTTCCCAATTCTGGATAGCAGTTGTCGTCACCCCCAAAATCTGACCAAGCTGAAACTGTGTCAACTTCTCCTTCGTTCTATATTCTTTTACTGGACAATCTGGATACCATTTGGAAAGCTTCTTCATGTGTTCGTCCAGTACATTATGGTTTATAGTTGTCATAGTTACTCCTTTCTCCTACTAGACTGTGTTGCAATGAAGCCCTTTCTTGTAGGTAGTTATAAGTATAGCACCGTTTTTGAGGCTGTCAAGCCCCTTCAAACCCGCTTGCCATGCGGCTTTCAAGGCTTGCCATTTTTGACCCCCTTTGACTATATACTTAGATGCTCTAACTATATTTATTTCCCTCCGCCACCATAGCGTTGCGGTTCGCCCACACCAAACCTCCCATACCATTGAGTTTTTACAACACAAAAAAGAAGGCGACGATTCTGCGTCGCTCAGTCAAAAAAGAGGAGCGGGAGCAGATTTCTCTGCTCCCGCGCGTCGTGATTCGGCTCTTTTTCTTGTAGTACGCTAAGCTTTGAACTTATCGGCGAACGCTTTCGCTTCTTCGTCAAGTGCCTTGTCTGGTATACAACTGACAACAAACGTCGCGTTCATTGCAGCGTTGATAAACTGCATGTTCAATTTCGCAACATTGAGATTCGATGCAGTGATTTCAAGACTATGCTTGATGACTGCAAGTTCCAACGATGCACTATTGACCGCATCACGCTCTTCTGTACACAGGAGAGCCAGTTGTGCATCGCGCAGTTGCTGGTTTGCACCAACCAGACCAGCATTGATTGTTTCGATGCTTTTCTTGTTCAGCTTTTCCTGTGCTACATTGACTTTCACTTCTCCAGCATTGATTTCCATTACCTGTTTGACAAACTTCTCGTTTGCAACTTCAAGTTCTTTCTCGTACAAACCAACCCTGTTTTTGAATACGATACCCTTATCGCCCATCTGCTTCCTCCTGTTTCTTGTTGAACTCAGTGCCTTCTATCACGTTGATTTCTGTGGTCAGAATGTCTTCGAGTGTTGTTCCGTTCTCTTTGTTGCGCTTAATGATTGCATCTGCCATTGCATGGATAGCCTTGGTAGCGTTGATAGCAACTTCACCGATGTTGTCGCCAGCAACAGTCAGTGTAATTGTCATCGGTCCATTCCAGTTCACATACTCTTCAATGGTGTATATCCTTTTGTTACTCGCGTCTTTTGCAATAATGCTGATTGGATAGACAATATTTTCTTCCATTGTTTCCTCCTTAGATTTTAATCGTTTGAATCTCGCCAAGCAACTCGCGATGATGAAGTTCAGTAAACCGTTCTCCCGCAGCCTTGAAATTGGTTACAATCTGTCCAAATACAGAACGAGAAAGAATGTCTCCAACATGAACATCTATATAGTGAGTCGGGTTCCAATCTTCATTCAGCAGATTGTACATCTGCACTGTATGGATCACGTTTGTTTCTTGAAACAAAATCAAAGCATAGATTGAAATTCCCTTGTCATAATATTCCTTCTGTGTATCAACACCAAGAACATCACGAATCCCTGTAACATTAAGAATGTTCTTGAATCCGACAATCTCAATGGCTTCTTTCCCTCTTTTACGGAATTGAATCTCTGCTTGTGCAATTTTATTGTCTGGCATGTTTCCTCCTAGTGAATATCACAATAGCTGGCAATGAATCGCAGCAAAGCATCGTAACTTGCTGATTCCATACACTTCTCTCCGAAATCTTTGATAAGCGCATCATCCCACTTTGCGCTTCGCATAACCTTTTGGCATCGACCAATCATTGCAAAAGCGTTTCCATCTGTTCCAATAAGATGAACATCAATTTTGGACATTCCATTTGGTGCTAGTTTATCAGTCGTCATTTCGTATTCTTCTTAATCTTCATTACCTCACTGCGATAGACGTTGTAGATTTCATCCTTTATTCGTACATCAAGACCGCACATTCCCGCATAAGTAACCATTCCAGTTGACTGTTTCCCGTGCATCTTGTGTTCAAACGTCACGGTGTCGCCAATCTTGATTGCATCACGTTCATCAGCAGTCGGGTGAACCCATGTTGCATCGTGTCCCTCAGTTGTCATCTGTTTCCTCCTCTTGTGTTACACGAACATTCTCGCCTTTGATTTGAGTAAGCACTGCTTCGACAACGTCCCGTTTCTCACGTATTGCAGAATACACATCTTCGTCAACTGTGTGCTTAGCGATAAGCTTGATATATGTGACCGTCTCCTTCTGTCCAGGTCGGTGTACCCGTGCCTGTGACTGCAAGTAATCGCCCAAACTGAACCCCACCGAATAGTACACGCAGTAGTGTGCTCGCGTCAGGTCAATACCCAACCCTCCGCTTTGTATCTGTACAGCGAACACAGAGCCTGTGGTATCTTGCTTCCAAGCAGCTAGTTCCTTGACCCTGCCAGACAGTTCAAACGATGCCCTGCCTTGCGCCCTTGCGACTGCCCTGACTGTCGCTAAGTCTTGAACGAACCTGCAAAATACCACCACAGGCTGCCCGATGTCTATATCTTCTAACACATCAGCGAGCAACTTCATTTTACTGTCGTCCATTGCAACTGGAACTCTGTTCAGTGTCTGGTGCATAAGGTCCAGGTCGGGAGTCAGATAACCACCTGTCAACTGCTGTAATCGCAGCAGAAGCGTCAGGCCATTTGCAGCGGTGACTTCTCCTCTGCCAACAGAAGCAATGAGGTCGTTCTCCAATGAATCATAGGTTTTCTGCGCTTTATGACTAAGAGTGCAGAACCTGTCCTCTTCAACAATAGGGGGCAAATCCAATACGTCATCTTCAACACGGATGGCAATGCTGTAAAACTTCCTGTTCATTTCCTCTTGGTTCTGGTACGCCATGACTTGATATCCACAGTATCCACCCATGACAGCATACTGTTGACGGAAACGGGCAAAGCTTGTTCCAAAGATTGCTTTGTCCAGAAACCTGTATTGCGCATAGATGTCAAGTGGCGAGTGAGGCATTGGTGTACCAGTGAGTCCTACTCTCTTTGTGTTGAACGTTCCAAGCATCTCCATGAACTTTGATGACTTGCTTCCTGGAGACTTGATTCTGTGTATCTCATCCGCAATAACGATGTCAAACATCGCCTTCAACAGATATGACCGTACTGGTTCTCGCCATGCTGATTCGTAGTTGATGACAACAGCAAGTCTGCATCCACCAGATGCAGCGGTTTGTTCCGCAGTCTTGATACGTTCCAGTTTGCCTTTGACCCCACCGTTATCGAGTGACAAGACCAGTATGTCGTCCTTGTTGGATGGCATGACCAAATCTTCATCTAGAACAAATACGTTTCCTAACGCATAGTGCTTTTTGAACTCCCCACCCCACACCCTGACCACGGACAGAGGGCATACTACCAACAGTTTACGCATATCAGGGTCGTTCTGTACAACGTCAACAACGACCTTTGTCTTGCCCGTTCCCATTGCAAGCGCAAGCATAGTCGCTGGCTGTGACTTGACCATGTGGTACGCGAGCAGTTGATGCTTCCACGGCGTCAACTTGGTTACTGGGATTGGTTCTAACGTATCCTGGTTCTGTTTCAGTTCATCAACTTCCTGTGACTTCTTCAACAGTTCTGCAAATTGCTTGTCGACTAACAGTCGCTTGCCAAATGCGGCAAAGATGTTCCTTGCTGACTGTGGCGAACAGGGGTACGTCCATTGACGTACCCCTGCATCCCAATGACCGCCAGCAATGTTCTTGCAGACGTCCTTATCTTCATATCCCGTCTGTACGTAGATGCTTCCAGACTTGCATCGCGCAAGAACATTCATGTCGACCTACTTGATACCAAAAATCTTCAACCAGATTCTCGACCACTTGGCAGTTGCATGGATGAAAGCATACATGATAAGCATTCCACCAAAGTATGCACCAAACACGACACCACCAATAAAACAGAGAACTTGCAACCAAACATACGAACGAATAATCCCTTGTTCTATCATGTCACTCTTCTCCCATTGTCCAAGCACCCGTGATTCTTTCGCCGTTTTCACCAATTGAGATATATCTCGAAACAATGTATGTCATTTCTGGAATCTTGTGAGAGGCACAGGATTCTTGCATCTCCTTTTCGTTTTCGCTTACTGCAACAATCATACCGTGTTCGTTTACCAGTCCAAATTCACGAGTCATAGTAGACCCCTTCAGTCGATCCACTGCTTATACGTTGCGCAGATCCCGAGTTTAGTGAGTACCTCTGAAAATGCTTTCGCGTATTCAGTTGGTAACTGCATTGATTGATTGAACCCTGGAACACACCAAGTATATACCGTGTGTCGTTCAGCGTCTTGCCTGAACTCTCCATTGTGGTATGTTGGCATTTCTGGTTCATTGCGTCCACCATTGGTATCTTCAATAACGAACCCCATCTCCTTCATAACCTTGATGAACGATGTTGTCTTCGGGTTCTTGAATGTACTGACCACTACCCATCCCAAACCACACGGATAGGTGTCGATGAACTTCCAGCGTTCAACTTCATTTGCTTTAGACAATGGATTCTCATACTGCACAAACTCTAGTTCCAGTGTCATACCTGGAACTACTGTCTGCTCTGTATTGTACTTCTTCGCAGCAGCAGCACCAGCCGCTCCTGCAATCTTCAAAGCTTGCAACACTTCCATTTTTGTCATTGGATCCTCCCATAGCATGAGCATTGGACTACCTGTGCGCCAACCCTAGGAATTATTTCCAAGGGTTGGCGACCCACTCTCGTCAGATTGGAACGAGACGATTCCATGTCCTCATCGCTACACCTGATTGCATACTAGAAACGCCGAGAACTTGATTGGTTTGAAGTACAGGTCGCGTTCAATACGTGGATAACCGCAGAACTTCAATGATTCCAGTTCAACAAGTGAGAAGTATCCCCACTCGTTCTCTTGACCAACCACATATCCAAAGAACCTTTGTTCCTTTGGGTCGTATTCAACACCGTACCACGACCATGACCCGTACGGATCGAAGAACTTGACTTGAAGAACATGATCGTCAAGTGACTGGTTCTCTGTCGTATATAACGCTGGCATCTTCTCCAGTATTTCCTTTGTCAACAGTTTCACTCGTTGAACCACCAATTGACACGTGACCAATGCTTAAATGCTGGATTTGAAATGAATTCTGTGCAAACATAATCGTGACGAGTTTCAACCTCATCCATGAGTCTTGGAATCAACTTTGCCTTGTTCCACTTATCAATCTCTCGTTCAACAATCTTGATTTGCGTTTCCCACGTTGTAATTCTGTGCAGCAGTTCTACACGAGACGCTCTGAACTTACCACCAGAACCCCACGGAACACAGATGTCCGCTGCATCTTCAAAGCGGATTCTGCATACCCACAAGTCACTCTCGTAATACTGTGTGAACGCGAAGAAGAAGTTGCTGACGTTGACTCCCCGCTCACACTCTTCCAGTTTGTCGTTGTTCATGTTTTCACTGATGAACGACCCGTTCTTGATAACCCAACGATCAGGTCTCGGGTATGAAGTTTGTCCAATGCGCTTGTAGCAAATGAATCCTTTGCTATCACGTTCCAACATGTTCAAGAATGAAGCATTGGTTGGTACTCCAACACACCCTGAAAACATGAGAGAAGAATCCGCTGAATTGCGTCCGCAATGCGGGTCCATGTGGATTTGCAGAGGATCATCCCACGGCTGTATTGAGTGCTGTCCGTATTCTGTGGATAGTCTGTTGCTCTCTCTGCGTTCGTGCAGGTAGCAGTGATTGAAAACAACTCTTCCAGACTCGTGTGCCTTGAGATCGTCAAAGTCAACGTTGAGAAGTTCGCATGATTCAAACGTGACCAATTGAAAATCGCATGCATCGAACGTGCAGTCGATGAACAGACAATCAACAAATTGCGTATTCACGAATGACATGTTGTTGAATCGGCAATCAATAAATACTGAATCCATGACATAGGCGGGGAACAGTGCTGCTCCACAGGTATCGGAGAATATATTGGTGAACCTGTATCCGTAGAAGCACTTGTTGTCGAACTTGCATTGACCAAGTACACGAGTGTGGTCTATTGTTCTCGTTGCAAGTTGCAGTGAATCATCAAGATCGGAGAGTTCGATATAACTCTTGAGTCCCTGTTCTGCAACCATCTTCGCAATCACACCACGAGCCTGTAAGACGCTCTGCAAGTAGTTGTATTCTTGATATGGATCAAACAAGTTCAATTGAAAATCAGTGTTCCATGACTTGTTGCTGATCGTTGTCGCTTTGTGGTCAAAGATTGGATGGTACTTCTGTGATGTCAGAATCCTGTTGCGCTGTTCTTGAATACGGTTTCCGTTCATTCTGGATGCGTTTGACATATCGAACAACATGTCTTTCGTGTGATTGAACCTGCTCAGCGGAAGGTCAACATCAACCAGTTCCCGTCCGTTCTCGTTCAGAAGACTGTCAACGATAGTCTGCTGGTCTCCAGTCATTCTGCTGACCAGATACTTATGGATGTTCACCCAGTCCTCAGCACTCAGTTCGTTCTTCAACGCCCCTTTCTCAGAAGGCGACAAGCTATTCATTGTCTCCAGATTATGTTCTGTAAACGCTTTTCCATCATAGCCAATATCGTCTTTAATGTTGCTCATTACTCCTCCTTCCCGTCACTAAGAGCAGAAATGTCAGGGATACCGTCACTCAATGAGTCGTCAATATCAGGGAGTTCATCTGCATCTTCATCGTCGTCGTCGTCATCATCATCATCAGTTGTATCGTCGTCACTCTCTTCCTCATAGTCTGCACTTTCATATGCAAAGCACCAATCGTCGCCATACTCTTCACTGATAATGTCCGCGACTATCTTTTCGTCATAATCAAAGCACTCTGCTCTTGTGAACAACAGTTCGTTTTCGTTGTAAACGTACAAGTTATTGCTGCCATCCACACGCCAACGAACGCCGCTATACTTCTTTCTGTTCCTGCGCAACATCTGACACCTCCAGTTTTGTCATCTCGTAGAGAGTAAAATACTTCTCGCCAGCCAATCTTGGAAACTCTGTCTGATACGATTTCAGAATACTTTTCGCTGCATCTATGCTGGTCGTTGAATATACTATTTTCCATTCGCCTTCAACAATAACGTATCGTGGTTTGTTCATTACTTCACTCCCAGTCCTTTCAACTTCTCTGTGTCGATAACAATCTGGTCAATCTTACCTTGTAAATAGATAGTATTGAACACTTTCGTTATCCGTTCAGCACATTCGTCTGGTGTAATCTCGCGCATTGTTCTCCGCAAGATTGCCATTGCAACTATTGAAATCTCCAATTGCCACTTCATGTCGTCGCCTTCCTTACCATGCTCCCAAGCAACGCCCATGCAACGAGTTTCTTGTGTGCATCTGTCATTTCCTCTGGATCAAGTACGGCTGCTGGAATGATATATGCAAGACAAATCATTCCCGTTTCATTGGTGAACGACGTCTCCTTGACTACTTTGCTCTTGATTTCGTCAATCTCGTCTTGTCTGATTCTGAGTTCCAGTTGGTCAAACAGTGACAGTGTATCTGGAGTACAACCATTCAGTCGCTGTTCAATCTGATCGCGTAGATACTTGATGTCCTCTTTCTTAGACATTATTCACCTCCTTCTTCTTTGCAATCGCTATATCACGAAGTTGATGGTATACATTGGAGATTGCATCATAGGCAAACCACAGTTCCCACGATGCACCAAACTCATCCATTGTGGCAGCGTTCTTGAGAACATTGGTCGACTCTGCAATACCAATCTTCAAGAGTCGTTTCTGGTTCTTTGTCAGTACCATTCCATACCTCCTTGGGATTCCTCCCATAGCATGAGCATTCCACTACCTGCACCACCAGCCGAGGAATTATATTCGGGTATGTGGTGTCGCCTTCCGTCAAAACATCGCGACAACCAAAACACTGGAGCGGGGTTCTACCCGCTCCAGTATATACTCGAAACCGCTATTTATCCTCACGGATTATCCATACCTAACGTACGAACACCCCACGAAGTTCGTTGTTGATACACACGGGGAGTTCGTGTAGATAAGCGATGTCTTCGAGAAGTTGCAGTGTCTGAAAGACACGAGAACCTTGCGGAGACAGCCCAGGATGATTGCGCATACTATCGCGCCATACCGCTTCGGGGAGTGAAATATGGTTGAATCCGTTTACCTTTATTTTGTTATCCATACATCACCCATTATGCAGACTGCAATTCCGTACTGTGCAAATCGCACACGTTTCTTCGTCATTGAAGTGATTGCAATGCAGAAGAGCGTCTCCAGCGATTTTCACTTCTTCTTTGAAGTCCTTGAAGTGTCTATATTCTGGATTTCTTTGTTCACGTTGATTGTGGATAACCTCTGTCTGTTCGAGTTCTTTTGTAGACAGATTGAACACAGATTCCATGATGTCATCTCCTTTGGATGATGCGTTCTACTAGAACGCCGTTATCGCCGTTGTCAATATTTGAGAACTTGTTCCAGTAATCTTTTACGTGCGGAGAAGAATATGGTAGAGTCGCAATAGCGACTCTAAATACATATTCCAATTCGCCTTGTTGGTCACTCGCTACTCTGTTCTGAATGATTGCGTGTAGTTCTGGAAGAGCCTTGTTATTCTCGGCCAGATGTTCCGCTTCTTTTAGTTCCGCACATGCCTTGATAACCAAGTCGCAAATCTTCAGTTTGTTCTCCGCTACAATCTTCATCGCCGTTTCTTGTGTAGACATGTCCTCTTCTCCTTTCTGATTGCGATGGTCAATTCTGCAATCAAGGAGTGCCAGATGCTGTCGTTCTTTGGGAACGAGCGTGTCTAGTACTCCTTCATTGTAGAATTTTTGATTCCTCCCATAGCGAGGTACTTATTCCACAAGAAAACACAAGCGAGGATTTATTTCGCCCAGTTCTCCCCAGCTTCTCCACAGGCTGTGGAGAACCTGTGGAGAAGTCTAATAAACTGTGGATAACCTGTGGAGAGGGAGATCTCCCAGTCCACAGGTTATCCACAAGCAACGCCAGCCTGTGGATAACAGTGGATAGTTTTCTTCACGATTAGATCTAACTGTGAAGGAAGTTATCCACTGATTTCCACAAGCGGCTTCCTGACATTGCCAAACTGTGGAGAACCTGTGGATAACTAGCACGAAGTTATCCACAGGTTCTCCACAAGCTGGAAAGTCAATAGTGAAGCGGCTTCCAGCATAGCTGGAAGCCGCTTGAATACTGCTAACTACACAATTTTCGTGTAGTCAATAGGTCCGACCGTCTTCCCTCCCTTGACGGCTCCGACCTTCGGGCGAGCGATCCGCTCCGCAGTGTCGAAGACACTGGTGATTGCTCTGAAAGTATCGAGGTCCTTCGAGAGGATGGCGGTCAAAACTTCAACTGCCTTGACTGCTCCACCTGCCTTCCTGAACTTGATGACGATGTCGGTCCAGTCGGTCGTCCGATTCACAAGAGCACTCGTCGCCTTGACTTCCATCGCTTTATTTTCTGCTTCGGTCGCCATGTTGCATCTCCTATTACTTGCGATTCGGATGGAGCGGATGGCTCCCTTCCGTACTATCATTATAGCGTATACTTACAAGCTTACAAACATACATTGTGAAGCTGAAACGCTTGTTGTAGAGCCATTCTTCGGGTTAGTCTCTCTAATCAATTTATAAAAGTAAAGGCTTTTTGTGTATGTGAATTGATGACAGGCGCATAAACACTAGCGTTTCGGGCAATGTGCTGCAAACCTGCATTATTGCTCACTTTTTTGAAGTCAAATAAAAGAAGTCTGTAGAATGGCTCTACAAGCGGCGTCGCAGTCTCACTTACAATAAACTTGAAACTGCTGAATTGTGCTGAATTGGCATGATTGTGAAGAAAGGCTGGAGAATGGCTCTGCGCTTGACGTTGCAGACCATTGACTTTATTGATAACTTGATATCAACTTACAAGACAGCAACTAAGCATGGCAGGCTCATTGTAGGGCATGGCTGTGAGCAGCCTGTAGAGCGGGTTGCAGCGTTCGTTACTAACTAACTAAGTAAGTAGTTAGTATTGCTTATGAGTTGCTTAACAGTGCAAAGGCTGGAGACGCAGTGTTCATGCGCCTCACAGCACCTTGCGCTTAGCGTATAGCGAAACTTTTTCATGCCTCCCAAACTATTTACTTTTTACGTTAAGTCATTAAGCGGACTAACCTTCTCCACGGCCTGTAGAGCGGCGTTCAGGGCGCTTATTTATTGCGTAACCCGCTTAACGCATTGTACCTAACGGTGCTGAAGAGGCGCATAAACACTGTGGTTGCAGCCTCAAAATCGCTAGGCGTAATGCGGCTTGTACGGCTTACCCTTTTCCCGCGCAGAGAGGCCGTCGTGACTCCCGCACACTGTGATTTGATGCGGCTTAGAACCCTTGTAGTACGCTAAGCTTTGCAAGTTGTAAGCGCAGGTATCGAGTATGAACGTCCCGCAGATTTCGTTCACATTCGCCTTTTTCGGGGCTTAGCGTACTATAATTCTTTGTGGTGCGCTAAGCAAAAAACTCATTTTGTAGTACGCTAAGCACTTTTCTTGTAGCACGCTAAGCTTGACACGGGAGGCAAAGTGCGTAGTCTCCCATACAAGAGGGGGTGACACTATGCAAATAGTGCTCCAAATATTGTTCTGGCTGACCTTGTTTGCGCTTTTAGTACTCGGAATAGGCATCATCATAGCATTTATCAGGGGGTGACAGAATGGCATTGAACTTATCACTGATTCCAGTGACCTACAGGCACGGAGAAGAAAGCAAACTGCACAAAGAGGAAGGAACTGGCTGCATCAGAGATATGTGGTTCTATGATGCACCGTGGATGCCAGTTGGAACTGTTCGCACAATAGAAGTGACGCAGATAGGGCTTGACATGATGACTGTGGAACAGAATGAAGGTGAACCGCAGCCAGCAGATACGCCTGTGTATTCAAATGCACGGCGATTCTACAGAGACGTCGTAGAAAAAGAAATCCATGATTCACAGACACCGTAATATAGTGAACACCGCACGGTCAGGGTCATACAAAAATATCGTCTTCCAGAAAAAGACAGGGCGGTGGTACGTCCAGTTCAAGGTGTACGCAGAAAGCGCAGCAGAGGCTATCGCACTACGTGGAAGAATCCTTGTGTTCATCAATAGTTTAGTGGACGCACCTTGCACCGCAGAAAATGACGGTGTATCATTGAATGACGAGAGCGGCGGACTGGATGCCTCCGCCGTTCCGTCTGAATCTGGAGGTACAGATGACGAACAATAAGAAACCAGAAGAGTGGGAAGCCCTGGAGACAGACCTGCACAGGGTGATGTACAAATATTACTGCGAACAGAGAGCATCAATGAGTAAGGATGGCGATACTCATAGTGTGTCGGTGTTTAATACGAGCATCAAGTTCATGATAAAGAACGACGATGCTCACAACATCGCGCAGACGATGCACTGGGATGAACGGTACAACCGTGACTTCCTCCAACTGCCCGTGGATACAAGCAACTGGGGCAAAGAAGATTATCGTAAGTTCGTGAAGGATGCGGTAACCAAAATCAATTCGGCACTCAACGGAGTGAGTCTTACAGAAGGGATTACGAACGCAAAAGACATGAAGTCGGCTGTTGATGCGCTGGAGAAACTCACCAGACTTGACCTCATTCTCATGGGAGAGGCATCAGAGCATATTGTCATCGACGTCAACAAACGACCCGACGAGATGTCTGACGATGAACTGACGGCAACGCTCATGCAGTTGCAGAAAAGAATACCGCACATTGCGGAAGAAGTGAAAGAAACAGAGGATGAGGACATGCTGTGACATGATTGTCACAGCAGAACAAATCTTTGCAGAAGCTGCGCAGCGGGAGTTGAACCGCAGGGGTGACGTTCGTGCGAGAGTGCGAACGTCATTCTATGCGTTTTGTCAATATATCTATCCAGAACTCTATCCAGATACGCAGCCACATCTGAAACTGATTTGTGACATGATGCAGTCTATCACGATGACACGATCATTGTATGATGGTTGCATCATCAATACGCCTCCAAGGTATAAGAAAAGCCTGACGGTCAGCCTGTTCTCAGCATGGATGCTTGGAATCAAGAACGATGGAACAGTCATGCGGGCATCATACGGTGCTGAACTGGCGGAGACGCTCAGCTACAATGTGCAGCAGATACTGCGAAAGAAGGAGTACAGACAGATATTCCCTGAGGTCCATATACGCAAGGCGCACTCACCAATAGATTCATGGGGTCTGGAGACCAGCCATCCAACGGCGTACTTCTGCGCAGGTGTCGGGGGGTCGTTCAGCGGAATGGGTGCTACACTGGCAGCAATCATCGACGACCAGTTAAAGAACTATGAGGAGGCAATGAGTGCGGCACTACTGGACAAAGAACTCATGTGGTACTGGTCGGTCTTTGAGAGCAGGAAGGAAAAACGATGCCCTGAAATCATTATTGGAACGAGATGGTGCATGGGTGACATCAGCGGATACCTGCTTGACACACAACCCGAACGCTGGCTTCAACTTATCATTCCTGCGATGGATGAAAAGACAGGTCTTTCAACATGTCCAGAAATATTGTCGCAAGAGAGGGTGGAGTACCTGCACACACATCTACCTCCTGAAATCTGGTCAGCAGAATATCAACAGTATCCTGTCGAAGCCGAAGGTCAACTCTACAGGAAAGACCAGATGCAGTTCTACAATCAGGATCAACTCGTTGGCAGAGGAAAGGGTACGACTATTGGGTACGTTGATACTGCGGACAAAGGAACAGACTACCTGTGCGGACTCTTTGGAACAGAATACGAACGAAACGGACCGTGGTTCGTTGATAAAAACGTCGTGTTCACTCAGGAAAACATGGGAATCACAAAGCCGATGGTAGTGGCAACTACCATGAAGTTGAAGTGTCAACGGTTGACGGTAGAGAGCAACAATGGAGGTCTGGAGTATGCCAGAGGACTGAGGTTACTCTTCCAGAAAGAACATTACTTCTGTCACGTAGTTGACCGCAGCCACACTACCAACAAGGAAACACGAATGATTCTCTTGCAGCCAGAAGTCTGTGAACGGTTGCGGTTCCCAAGTGTTGAAGGGATGGACGCCACAACGCCGTATGCACGGTACTACAGGATGCTTACTTCATACGTGAAGGGCAAGACAGGGCAGTTAGACGATGCACCAGATGGAACAACAGGACTGATGGAGGACATCTTGAAAAACTTTGTCAGGCGGGGACTAGTTTCAAAAAAACCAGTGGGGTGTTGACATGGCTTTGAGAGCGTTGACAGATGGTAATATTATTCGTGTAGGAGCAAACTTTCCTCCAATGAGTCAGGTAGCACGATTGACGGATTACAACAAGTTCTACGGTCTGTACCAAGGGACACATAGTGATATCTACCAGGAAATTGTCGCAGAGATAGAACCTACACGCAGGGGCAACGTATGGATCTGCATCAACCTTCCACGCATTATCAGCAATGTGTGGGCTGACATGCTGTTTGGAGAACCTCCACTGTTTACCAGCGAGAACAAGGAACAACAGACGTTCTGCGACATCATCACCAAAAATGGAACTATCTTCGGTCACTTGCATAGCATGGCAGTTGATACTAGCCGCTACGGAAACGGAATCATGCGCATCATGACCGATGAAGATGACGGCAAGCCGTACTTCATGGTGCAGCCTCCTCAATACTGGTATCCTGTGGTATCGCCAAGAAATATCAAAAAAGTTATAACACACATCTTTGCGAGTAGATGGCAGGATGAGGACGACTCTACTGGTATAGCTGGTGACTGGCACTTGACAGCAGACATCATGCGCAAAGAAATTTTGAATGTTCCAATGAACCAGATTGCTCTTCCCAAAAAGACAATCACTATAATAGGCGGTCAGTACCTGTTGACAGGGATTACAGGTGGCATTGTCAAACAGGAAATCTTTGATCCACGTATTGATACTGGGTTGCAAGACTTTCCAGTGATACAGGTTGCCAACTTTGACAGCAGCGACAGTCTGTTTGGACTGTCAGACCTTGAAACCGTGGACTCTGCTCTGTCAGAGATTGAGAACAGGTACAGTCAGATAAGTACCATCCTGGATAAACATGCTGCACCCAACATGCAAGGACCGAGTCACTTGATTGTTGTTGACGAAGACAATGTGGCACACGTTGATATGACAGATTCGTTCTTTGGAATGGATAACGATGACAAACCAGTTTCATACATTACATGGGATGGACAGCTCTCTGCGGCCTATGAGGAAATCAAGAGCATGTGGGACTTCTTGATTCGAACAGCAGAAATAAGTCCAGCAATGTTTGGTGGTGAATTTGGACGTGCCGAATCTGGTTCTGCAATGAAGCGATTACTTTTACAAACGATAGTCAAGGTGAACAGATTGAGGTTACAGTTTGACCCTGCGATAAAACAGATTTTGAAAACGTATAGTCAGGTTGCTCTTGCAAACGGAGTTGAAGGTGCTGCCTTACTGGATTCTGTTGATATTCAGTGGCGCGATGGTCTTCCTCAGGATGCACTTGAAGAAGTACAGGCTGACACTATGTCGGTTAGCGGCGGGATCAGTTCTGTCAACGCTGCTGTCAGCAGGGCATGGAACCTTTCTGGTAAGGCACTCGCAGATGAACTCAATTCTATTGAATCGGATAAGAAAAAGAAGGTTGAACTTGCTCCTCCGTCACCGTTTGTACCAAAAACGACGGTCAATGCCATCAAGGGAACACTTAAAGAGAAACCAGCCAATCCATCAGGTAAGAACGTATGAACGCATATCTTACCGAAGCATTCGACATAGCGACAGCATTGAAGAAGAAGTACAAGGATGCTGAGGAGAGAATTCTCCAACTTCTTTTTGCGGTACTGGTTTCAGTGCGGTCAGGAAGAGGGGCGGGGATGCGGTTCATTGGTGTCAAACAGAGCATCAACGATTTGCTTGAACAGTTGAAACAAGAAGGTATTTCTTGGAGTCATGTTGACCTTGCAAGTATCTTCATTAGCGGCGTTGTGCAATGCGACCTAGACACACTTCAAAATGTAAGTGATAATGAACTTGCAGACGAGTATAACGAAGCTGTTGGTGTCATCGTACAGGAAGCAGAAGATCGCTTGAAGTCTGTGAGTGACACAGTACAACGGAACATCAATGAAGTGCTGGCTGCTGTGACGTTGACGCTTCTCTCTGCTCGACTGATAAAACCTGTAGTTGGAGGACAAGTTATCCCTCCACTCCAGAACATGCGCATTGACAACTTGCAGAAGGAATTGACTGAACGTGGTCTTACGGGGTTCGTCGACCGTAGGGGGTCGCAATGGAAGATGCAGACGTATGTAGATACGGTGCTCGACAATAACATCATTCAGGCATATCGCAAGGGATACACTATGCGAATGATGGAGAACGGTTTTGATTTGGTAGATGTACTGGGGGGTATCCATGAGAACAGCTGCGATGATTGCATCGACATTGTAACCAACCATCCCGTTCTTAGTGTGACAGGCGCGACACCTGGATATATGACTATTGAGGAAGCAGAAGCACAAGGTCTTGGACACATTGGATGTGTTCATTATTACGAGTATCATAGTACGGCGAACCCCAATGCCGGATAAGGGGGAAGGGGAATTAAAATGACTGACAAGACGACGACAGTTACTACGACTGGTACGGTTGTTGCAGGTGAAGGTGAAGGTGAGGTTGTAGGTACTCCTGGTGTTGCTGGTGTTGCAATAGTTCCGCCCGTTGTTGTACAACAGGTTCCTAATCTTCCTAAAACACAGGAGGAGATGGATACAGTCATCAAGGAACGGTTGGCACGAGCACAAGAGTCTTTCAAGAAAGACCCTGCTATTGTTGCTGCTTTGGAAGCACAGAAGCGACTTACTGAACTTGCAAGAACTGGGATGACAGAACCCGAGAAGTTGGCAGTTGACTTGAAGGCTGCACAGGAACAGATTGACAAGACAAACAGAGAGAACGCAGAATTGAAAGCAACACAGTTGAAACAGACTGCACTCTCGAAAGCAAACCTGCCACTGTCTTTTGCTGACCGCCTTCATGGTACGACAGAGGATGAAGTCACCGTTGACCTTGCTGCGCTTCTAACCCAGTTGAAGGCAATAGCGACTGCTCCTGTCAATCTTTCCAAAGAAGCAAATCCAGCCGCTGGCAACGGTTCATCTCCAACTATTGACCAGCAGATTGAGGAAGCACAGAAGAAAGGAGACGTTATGAGGTCGATTGCACTAAAGAACCTGAAAGCGTCGCAAACAAAAACCTAAATAGGAGGCCTTAAATGGCTGTAGCTGGAATGGTAACAACGTTCAATATGCCTAACTACGTTGGAGAATTGTTCATGATTTCTCCAAAGGTAACGCCGTTCACGGCGATGATTGGTGGACTCACTGGTGGACGACAGACTGCAAGCATTGACTTTGCCGTTCAGTATCAGGCACTTCCCGCAGCCGCGATTCCCGCAAACCTTGAAGGTCAGGTTGCTCCTGCTGCAAGTACCGAAGTAAGAACGCAGGAGAACAACTGCGTTCAGATTTTCCACAAGAGCATCAATATCTCTTATACCAAACTTGCCAACATTGGTCAGGTAAGACCTATCGTCGCTGGTGGTTCAATCGACGATATCCTTGGTTCAAACCCTGTCACCAGTGAAGAGGCATACGAGACAGCAAATGTTCTTGCGTCACTCGCTCAGGATATCGAACTGGCGTTCCTTACTGGAACATATGCTCGCCCAGTAGATAACGCCACAGCCCGCAAAACCCGTGGACTCTTGAACGCTGCTGGCCTCAACACTGTTGTGGCTGG